TAAGCAATGCTCGTCTGCCTCTGGCACAAAGTACCCTTTAGACGCACGCATATTGCACTCTTGTCTGCTCCCACGGTCTTGGTTTCCCGTGCAACACAATTACCTTATCCTGCTCCCTAACGCCATGCTCCAGCACGTCAGCCTTGAAGCTGCACACGCCGTCCGTAATGTCCTGCCAATAAGTAACGGGTTCATTGCGTAGTGCGTGTTCAAGGTAGATTTGGTCACCTCCTTCGCAGTACCGTTCGCCGGTCTTAAACTCATCGTAAAGATACTCGTGCGGCTTTGACCACCACATCAAACTAGATTGCATCGCCAACGGGTTACGCTTGCCTCTGTATATATCTCTCATAATCACAAAGTCATGCGGTCTTGCTGCTTCCAATATTTCGCTGCAATCACCTACCAAAACCGTGTCCAAATCCATGTATAACGCGCTTGGCAGCCTGAACAGCTCTAGCTTTGACCACCAGCCCTCCCACCCATGAATCAGCGGGATAGTGGCGCAATCAAGCGTTAAATCGGTCAGGCAAACAAAATCCTCGCTTGGCAGGTATTTAGCGCACATTTCTTGCAGCGCATAAACATGAGCCGGTTTAAAGTCACCACCCGACTTTAGGACGCAGGCAATCACGCGCTAAATATGCCAATTGCCATTACTTCAACACCTGCGCCGGTCGTGATCTTCCACGCACCGTCTTGGGAAACCGCGTTCAGCTCAACGTTGTAGACGTTCACGCCCGTACCTGCAAGCGCTGGAAGGATGGTATGCGTCAGGATGCCTGTTCCTGAACCATCAACGATTTGCACGTTGCCGGTGGCAGATGTGCTCACGGTACAAACGATGCGATGCAGATAGTCGCCTTTTGCGCCTGCCGTACCCAAAACCTGCGCGGTTTGGCTCGCTACGACGTGTTCGTAAGAATACCTATACGGATAACTGACGCCACTCATAGTCTTTTCCTTTTGTTAAATTGTTGATGCGTTGCCCACATATCGTCCAAAGTGACCTCGTTGCCGGGGCCAACTATAAGAGGTTTTACCCTATCCGGTGGCTTAACTGCTGGTTCCTGCCGCCAAACAATAGCCAGCATCCGCATAGCATCGGCTGGATGGCTGCACCAGTCGTGTCTAGGAGTCTGCCTAAACGCCTTCTTGTCCTCGTCATATTCCCGCTGATACTGGCGCAACGCTTCCATTCCTTCGTCGCAACGCTCGGCATCAAACCATGTATTGGGCAGCATCTGCCTGACAGCCTGTATCCCGTCTTGCACAGATAGGTCAGGCACGATAGCCAGGTTGTTGATACCAAGATACTCAGCCATTTGCTCGATTATCGATTTACCTTGAGCCGCCAGCGTCTTAGCTCTAGCGTCATGCGGTAGGTAATGCTTGCCGTAATTGTAAGGTTTGCTTGTAACGGTAGAGCATATCTCGGCTATGTTAGCGCCCGATACCGCATGGTAATCAATGACGTGGATTTCGCCACGAACGACCTGATAGAACCAGATCGCCGTATCGTCACGGTAACCGAGGTCAAACGCCGTATTTACTTTAACTTCTGGCTGGTAGTCAACGCGGCATATCCGACCTTGCTCTGCTGCCTCGCGCATCTCTACCCCGTAGAAAGCGCCGAGGATACTGGCCTCGAAACTGCATTCATATTCTTGGTCGTACTGGTCTTTGGAAAGCTGCGCCCTTGCTGCCGCCAATTCGCCATCAGGAAGCAACCCTGACTTACTGGCTGGAAGCTCCAGCAGGAACCAATCATCCCGCAACCTCGCCGCGGTCTGCTTTATGTCCCAAAACTGGTTTTTACCCTTTGGAGTGCCACCGAACACCGCCCACCCTTGCCTATCGCTCAAGGAAGGACGAATGACGTTACCCCATACGCTAGGCTTAAAGTCACCGTACTCATCCATGAAGATGCCGTCGAAACCCAAACCACGCATGGCATCGGCATTATCAGCGCCAAACAACCTAACCTTTGACCCGTTAATCATATCCACGGTTAGCTCGGATTCATTAGTGCTTGCTGCCGCGGGAGACGAGAAATGCTTAAGGTAGTCCCATGCCACGCTTTTAGCCTGTGAGCGGAAAGGGGCAATGTAGGCAAATTGGGGCATGGGACTTTTACTGGTTACGGCAGCCCGTATTAAGTCATTAATCGCTGCCACAGTCTTTCCAGCCCTGCGATGAGCTACTAGACAAGACCAACGCTTATTACGGCTGTGGAACGGCGCAAAAGCCGGCCTTGGACGGTATGGAATGATATGTAGAGTCACTCAAGCCACCGGAAGGTGTGATCTACAGGCCCGCCGTCTAATCCCGTAGTTTCTGACCGCGCTAGTTTAGGAATATGATATTCGATAGCCTTTAGGTACAGATCAGCCGCTTTACCAGGATCTTCAGCCGCTACCTCGTTAAGCCAACGCGCAAAGTTCCCTGCGTTGTCCTGAGCTATCAACGCAATCGCATTACGCACGTCCACCGTAGTCTTGTTACCGACTCCGGCTTTACGCCCGCCTGTTTTAATCCCTTTTGCCATCTATTTCCGTCTGAAGTGGACGCTCACTTACATTTGTGAGTACTTACTTACGTTCCATGTGCTGCATCGCAGCAGCAAGCCGTTTACCTTTGTCAGCTTGGTTAAAGTCTTTAGCCACGCTTACAGGAACGCCAACTTTTTTTGCAAACTTAGGGTCATGTGCGGCTGCTGCCATCAATCTAGCTTGCGCTGGTGAAGTGGAAGGCATTATTTAAGGTTCTTTAACTTGTAACAGGTCGAATCAAGCAATTCCGCTATCTCGTCAATAATGTTTTGAAGCTGCGTATCCTCTGGCAACACCTTACGAATCTTATCCACAAAGTCTTTGAGTTGCTCAATGTACGGCAAAGGCTTCTTAGCTATGTGGTAATCGGAAGGATAGTCAGCGATCACTTCATAACACCCTTGATAGGCTTCAGCCCACCGGTCTGTCAGGTCAATGATGTTTTCGTAATACTTCTGCAACGCCTTGTGTTCGGAATAGCTTTTGGTTTGCAGGTGCATAAAATGAGCATTGGTTCCTGAATGGAACATCACGCTTACGAAGGTCGCTGCGTTTTTGCTATCCATAAACGGCTCCGAGGGCTATTGGCGCTTCGGTTGACACCAGCCCCCGGCGCAAACGTGCGCTACACATTAGCGACACGACCGAAAAAATCGCCTAAGGGGGAGTTAAGGCGATTTATCATTAGATACAACAATAATCTAAAAGTTCTAAAAAGTATACCTTTTTTGTTTATATGTAACTTTTTGCCCATATTTTAAACAAATCACCATGTTTCTGTGCATTACTTGCCGCATGGTGTCGTTTATCATCACGTTCGTTTAGCGTTCTAGGATCGCGTTTAAAGGCTAATACATCCAATAAGACTTGGTAGCTTATTACTTTTCCATGCCATTTTATCGTTTTGCTGGTATCTGGCCTATCGGTATCAATTTGCAATAAAAAAGCCCCGTAAAATCTGACGAACCTTGTTTTGTTGTCTATCTGAACTTTCTTAGTTACTACCCTACCAGCTTGATCATAAAAAGCATTATGAAATCCAGCGTTTATCAATTTTAACGTATCACGCTGTGCAAATGGCAAACTAGCCGAATTTGTTTTTAGCTCGATCATCATGATTGACTCAATACCACGCGTACCGCAACTATCGGTTGTTTCTCGGTATTGGTGGATCCAGTAATCTGCATCGGTTATGGAAAGACTTTGTTTAACCGAATCTAATGATTTTTCTTTTCTAAGCCAGTCCGAAAAAGGTGAATCTATGCCGTCCATTCTTTCGCGTGTCATTTTGAACCTTTCTCTATCCCGTTTTCTGATACAAAATTGATTTTTATTTGATTTTCGCCAAATTCGGATTTCATTGCATCTATGAATTCCGTACAAATAGGCATTTTCCGTCTATTTTCTTGGCGCTCTTTTTCTTTTTCATTCAAATGTTTATCTCATCTTCGCAGTAACGGATAGGAGAACCTTCCAGATACTGCCTAGAGCTAGGATCAAAACCTAACCCTATCTTCCCTATCCAATCTATTCTGCCCCGTTGCTTGTCTACGCCTAAAATACATGGGTCTGACCCTGTTTTCGCTTTATCCCGCCAAACATTAAAAATGTAGTCCGATTTAGACGCTATTTCATGGCCACCGGCTATATCGTGCGGCGAGCCAGGCGATTCTTCTCCCGTCTTTCCGTCACGCTTTCTCATGTGCGCTACCAAATGAATCGTGGTTCCGGTATCTTTCGCCATCGTTTTTAATTCACCGGTAAAAACGCTTTGAGCGTCATAATCGTCGCGTGAAACGGCTAACATCATCAGCGAGTCGATCACAAACTGCGTAACGCCAAGCTCCTCAGCGGCATAGCGGATAACGGCTAAAATTTGCTTTGATTTAATAGTTCCCTGTTGGTCATAAAACCATAAGTTTTTACCAGACATTCTGATCCACGAATCAATAGCTTTTTTATTAGGCGTGGCGGTTCCGCAAGCTATGATTCCCATGGCTTTCCAAATATCAATTATTTCCTCTTCCATGGAAGCAATACAGACCTTCTCTGACAACGATAAAGCGTGAGTCATAACGTGCTTTAACATCTGGCTTTTGCCATGGAATGACCAACCAGTCCATAAAGCCAACTTTCCGCGGGTAATTAAAACCTTGTTTTGAGCTTTTACCCACGGTAAGACTAAACCTTCATCGTTTTCTACGCCTAACAACATTTGCTTCTTGCCTTCTTCGGCTATCTGTTCGGACGAAATAACCCGCGCCCTTTCTTCTCTCGATAGATATTTCGTAAAATCAATTTCATCCGGATTAAGTCTTTGAAGCGACCTATTCGCTCGCTCTATTAAATCTATGCTCATGAAGCCGCCATTTCTACCGCTTCGTGAATAGCACGGGCGGATTCAAAAACCATATCCTTGTCGGATTCGGATAACGGCTTTCCTTTCGCAATATCCGCGCCAGCTATAGAAATCAAGGTAGCGTGAAAAGAAAGGGCACGCAGCATATCGAGTGCGGGGAGTCTTTGCCGCTTGAACGTAATCTTACCTTCACCCTCGGGCATTAAGTCTGCCAACGTCATTCCAACGCTTCCCACCACGCTTTCTATGTCGCAACCGCCAAAGCAATGGAGCAACAAACCACCTGACTTGGCAATGCCAACGGTCAAAGAAGGGGTTTTATCGTCATGGGCAGGGCAACAAGCTAGCCAACCGCTTGGCGTTTTCCGTACTTTTTCCAGTTTCGTAAGCAATTCATCGATATTCATATAACGTCCTTTCGCCAGTTGTTTTTAGATTCTTTCTCGCCAATGTATTGGGCAAACTTCGTTGCGTTGAACAATGTCGCTGGCCTTAGATACTCTGCCATTTTTGCATCGCCTTTCCATTGCTGACACTTGCGCTCGATCACTTCTTTTAAATCCTCGACGGATGCACCTTCTTTCATTCGTGAAGCGATAAGGTCAATATTTGCCTTGACGGGTCGATACTCTCGCCCAGCTTGCAGATTTAAGAACTCCAATACCGTTACGGCCGCAGGATTATCCTGCATATTCTTTTTGGGTCTTGGGTCTTGGGTCTTGGGTAGCATACTGTTCGCATCAATCCGCATTGCGTTCGCATTGCGTTCGCTATGCGTCCGCATTGCGTTCGCATCCCATCTTGACTTTGCAGACTCTCTAGCGGAAGATGATTTTGAATACCAATGCTCGATTTCTTGATCAACCCGTTTATTGATCCAACCATTCTCTGTTAGAATAAAAAAGTCATCAAGGACGGTTTTGATTGCTGCCACGGAAATTCTTAGCCTTCTTGCCACTTTCTCTAACTCTAACGAGATAGGTTGCTCTGTATCGTAATAAACTTCCAGCAATCTGCGGTAAGCTAAATCTTCCTCGTTTGAAAGGTGAGCGGTTGCGGCTCTGTAGTCGCCTATATGGAACGGAAAGTAAAACATCTTGATTCCAGTAGACCTAAAAAATAGTTGAAGTTTTAATGTCGAGAACATCGTGCCGAGTGTCTTCGGCTATTTTTATCACGCGCATCGCCTCTACTTGAGCGGCATAAATGCCTTTGTTGCCATTTTGGGATGCTCTGAGTAGCTCTTTGATTGCGGCAAGCATCCTCTGATTGACTTGGTCCAATTTAATCCCCCTAGCTGTTGATCGAATGTACAGAATAAACGTGTTTACAAAGAAAGTAAATAGGTTTACAGAATCTTTTTTTTATATTAAACTTTTTCCATGGACTACATCGAAAAACTTAAAGAATGGAAAAAGCGGCGCCTATATGCGCTATCTCTCATTACTGGTGGTATGGCGAGGAAGGATGTAGCAAAAAAACTACGCATTACCCGTCAAAGGCTTTCGGCAATAGAAAGATATGCACGTGCTGAAAATTGATCAGTTACTTTTAAAACCTAAAACAGGTTCGGCCCATAGTCGCGGGATTGATGGCACTGCACAGATCCGTATTATAAAAACATTGCGCGATTGTAAAAAAGAATTGACGGTTACTGAAATTGCAAAAGATATAAAAGGATCAAAATCAAACGTTATTGCCGCGGTTGCTTATCTTGTTCGGACTCATAGGATAATAAAAGTTGGTAGCAAAAAACCTTTTAGGTATTCCGCATGACAAACCTTATAATTTGTCGGACTTGTGAAGAAAAAAGAAACGTAGGACAAAACGCGACTCAATGGCCTATTTTAGGAGCATGGGCAAAACAAAAACAATGGCCAATCAATGGTACGCTTTGCTGGCTAACCGATGAAGAATGGAAAGACGTTTTAACCGCGGCATTTGAAGGCGAAACTTCTCCAAGAATTGCGCCAGGTTTTGACGGCGGTATGGTAATGCTAGGTCGTAGGACTAGCCGTTACGGTAAAAAAAGATTTAGCGAATGGCTTGAATGGTTAAACGCGGCAAGTCATCACGCCGGGATAAAAATACCCGCACCTAAAAGTATGAGCTATGAATAAAGAACAAAAACATATTGAGCGTGTTAAAAATTTACCGTGTTCTGTTTGCGGAGCGTCCGCGCCTAGCGATTTTCATCATCTTTTAGCGGGAAGAATTCCGGGACGAAAATCACCCGCTTGGTGCGGCATCCCTCTTTGTAAATCTTGCCATCAAGATAATCATAACGGGATACACGGACAAGCTAGGATGTGGAGCGTTATGAAAGCGTCCGAGCTAGATTGCCTTGCCAATACAATCGAAAAATTGTACGGGTGAAAAGGTCAAACAATACCCGCTCGAAAGCATGGTCGGAAAAGGTTAGTGCAATCACGTTGGCAAGCGTTAAACCGGTGTCTACGCCGCTATCTAGCAAAGCCAATAGGAAGATAGCGGACAAAAAATTACAAGCTCCTAGCTCGTTAGAAGCCGCGGCATTACTTCATATCCGTTTAGCTGGTTTGCCTACGCCAGAACGTGAAATAGAGTTAATTGATGATCGTAAATTCAGGTATGATTTTGTTTGGCGGAAAGAACTGATTTCGGTCGAGGTTAACGGGCAAATTTGGCATAAAGGCGGTCACTCTAGTGGTACGGGTTTAGAGCGTGATTATGAAAAAATAGCGCTTGCACAACTAGCTGGATACCGAATTTTTAGCGTTTCTTCCCGTATGATTGAAGATGGCACGCTTGTTAAATGGCTTAAATTAGCTTTTTACGGTTAAAAATTGCTTTAAAAACAATATGCAATAATTATTTGCATTTATTTTCATAAATATGTTTACATTCTTTGTAAACACGTTTATTCTGCAATCTCTGCGATGTAACTTGTCGCTTTTCTTAAGGAATAAAAATGAAAAAAAATAAATTTACTTCAGGGCCTTGGGTAGTAGATGCCGACGGGTTTATCGTTGAGCGCGACACAGAAAATCACATTTACCCGTTAGCCAAAGTTTTTTATGAAAATTATCATAATGCGGCTCTTATTGCTGCAGCTCCAGATTTGTTGGTTGCGCTTGAATCAATGTTGCAGTTGCATTTAACTCATCACAACGAACCAGTCCATGTTGCTGCACGCATTGCAATTGCAAAAGCAAGGTGGCAATCATGAGCAGCCAAAACGAAGCACACGGTGACGAAGATTGGGTAGAAGTTTCACCAGAATTGGTACGCGAAGCCGCAATCGAAATCATCTGCGATCCCGAGCTTTTAGGTTCGCAGCTTAACGATACAGAGCTTGCATCTTCTCTTTCCGATATTTGCACCTGCATCGACAAAGCCTGTAACGGCGATCCTAACGCTTTGCGGTCTTTAACTCGTGCCGCTTATCAGTTAAAACTGGTATTGCTTGCAATCGTTGATGACAAAGCCTACGAGATTGCAAGCAATGAGTGACATCTTTAGTTATGCCTGCGCTATTGGTGCAGTTATCTGTTGGTCAATTTTAATTTGGGGGAACAAATGAATAAATCAGAAAGCATTAAAGAGCTGGCAACAGCTTTGGCAAAAGCGCAAGGCGTTATGCATGGCGCGGTCAAAGATTCTGCCAACCCGTTTTTTAAATCTAAATACGCGGATTTGGCAAGCGTAGTCGAAGCTATCCGCAGTGCTTTTGCAACTAACGGTTTGTCTTATATCCAATCTATACAACCGTCGGATAAAGATGAAGTTTGCGTAGAAACTACAATCTTGCATAGCTCCGGCGAATGGATTGGTTGCGGCATATTGGCGTTGCCGGTCAGCAAAGCAGATGCACAAGGTTACGGTTCGGCTCTTACATACGCACGTCGGTATAGTTTAAGTGCCGCGGTAGGAGTAGCTCCAGAAGATGACGATGGCAATGCAGCTACGATTGCAAAACCTAATGCAAAAATGGCCGATTTGGACAAAGCTCTGTTTGTTATTACCGCAGCTCCAACGCTTAAAGACTTACAAGCGGTATTTACGGAATGGTACAAAATAGCTCAAACCGTACAAGATAAAGCGGCAATGACTATTATCAACTCAGCTAAAAACAAACGTAAAGAACAATTGCAACTTGCAGACGGGTCTGTTGTAGTAGAGGTAAAAGAATGAAAGTTATTACCGCAGAACAAGGTAGTCCCGAATGGCTTTCCGCACGAGCGGGTAAAGTTACCGCAAGTATGGTCAGCAACGTCCTTGCTAAACCCGATACCGCGGCATATCGGGATTATCAAGCGCAGATTGTTGCGGAGCTGTTGACCGGCAAACCGCAAGGATCTGACTTTACAAACGAAGCGATGCAATTTGGAACAGAGCAAGAACCGTTTGCCAGAAGCGCTTACGAGGTCTCCACCGGCCTTACGGTTGACGAAGTAGGGTTAGTGCTTCATCCTACTATCGACCGCGCTGGAGCTTCTCCAGACGGTTTAGTAGGCACGACTGGCTTAGTAGAAATAAAGTGTCCTAAAGTAGCTACGCACCTTTCGTATTTAGTTGCTGGCGTTGTACCAACAAAATATAAAAATCAGATGCTTTGGCAAATGCAATGCACCGGTAGGAATTGGTGTGATTTTGTAAGTTTCCGACCTGACTTGCCGGAAAATTTACAGTTGTTTGTAGTCCGTTATCATAAAGATATTGCAAAACTGGTAGAAATGGAAAATACTGTTTTAACTTTTTTGGCAAGTGTCGATGAAATGCTTAAAAAACTTAAAGGAATAAAATAATGGCATCTGTTAATAAAATTATTGTTTTGGGTAATCTTGGTAAAGACCCCGAGATCCGTCATTTTGCGGATGGCAAACAGGTTACCAACGTAACTATTGCAACCAGTCATGCGTGGAAAGACAAATCAACAGGCGATAAAAAAGAGGAAACCGAATGGCATCGCGTGTCGTTTTTTGGTCGCCTTGCCGAAATAGCGGGAGAGTATTTGCAAAAAGGTTCGTCCGTTTATGTCGAAGGCAGGATTAAAACACGTAAATACGAAAAAGACGGCATCGAGCGGTATTCAACGGAAATAATTGCAGAATCCATGCAATTGCTTAACTCTAAAAACGAACAAAAACAAACCGACCGTAAAGAATCTAAATCAGTTGGTGATCTTGATGACGATATTCCTTTCTAACCATGGACAACACGCCACCTACGTTACCCGAAACAGAAGAAGAACGAGTAAAACGTGAAAAATTCGAACAGTCACAAATATCTTTATTTGGTTTTGAAGAACCGTGGAAAGACGAATGGAAAGGAATGCCTGATTTCGTTCAAAACGATCTCGAACCATTTAAAACTTTAATCGTTCATTTTGAAAGTAGAGAGAACGTGGAAAAATTTGCAGCCGTTATTGGCCAAACTATTACCATGAGTACACGTTCGCTTTGGTATCCGGAAGCCGACTACCTTGTAGCTCGGAATAAATTTTACGTACAAGAACCGAAGGATGAATCTAATGAAACATAATAGGAAAAAAATCTTAGTTACAGGGGGAGCTGGTTTTCTAGGCAGTCATCTTTGCGCTCGCCTTTTAAAAGATGGCGCGGACGTGATTTGTTTGGATAATCTTTTCACGGGTACAAAAGATAACATTATCCATTTGTTAACAAACCCGCATTTTGAATTTGTACGCCATGACGTGACTTTCCCGTTTTATGCAGAAGTTGACGAAATTTATAATTTGGCTTGTCCCGCATCGCCAATTCATTATCAACACGATCCCGTTCAAACCTTAAAAACTAGCGTTCATGGCGCAATCAATATGCTTGGACTCGCTAAACGCTGCGGGGCTAAGATTTTGCAAGCATCGACTAGCGAGGTTTATGGCGATCCTACAGTTCACCCACAGCGCGAGAGCTACTGGGGAAACGTAAATCCTATCGGTATCCGTTCTTGCTACGATGAAGGCAAAAGATGTGCAGAAACTTTGTTTTTTGATTACAACCGTCAGTACGGCGTTAAGACCAAAATCGCTAGGATTTTTAATACCTACGGACCTGGTATGCAAGCGAATGATGGTAGGGTAATTTCTAATTTTATTGTACAAGCGTTAAATGGCGACCCAATTACGATATACGGGAAAGGTCAGCAAACTAGGTCGTTTTGTTTTGTAAGCGATTTAATTGACGCTCTAATTAAGCTAATGGCTACGCCAGATAACGTTGTAAATCCGATAAATATTGGAAATCCGGTAGAAAGTAAAATTTTAGAAATTGCTTTGCTCGTAATAGCAGAAACACACTCGCTTTCTAACATAATATATTTGCCATTACCTAAAGATGATCCGCAACAACGACAACCTGATATTTCGGTAGCTAAACAGATATTGGATTGGTTACCTACGGTAGAGCTTGCCGCGGGTTTAACAATGACTATTGATTATTTTAAATCAGTATGAACCCTATTTATCCCGTTTACATTATAAGTAAAGGTCGATGGGAGACACGGCTTACCTCTAAAGCATTAGAGGAAATGAACGTGCCATATCACATTGTAATTGAGCCGCAAGAATACGAACAATATGCAGCTGTAATTGATCCAAAGAAAATACTTGTTTTACCGTTTAGCAATCTTGGGCAAGGCGGTATACCCGCACGTAATTGGGTATGGGAACATTCTGTTTCTATAGGCGCAAAACGTCATTGGATCCTAGACGATAACATTAGAATTTTTGCACGATTGCATAACAATATGAAATTGCGTGTAAAAAGTGGCGCTACTTTTCGAGCGGCAGAACATTTTGTTGACCGTTACGAAAATGTAGGGATTGCAGGGTTTCAATATTGGATGTTTGTACCGCGTAAGGTAAAAATGGCACCTTTTGCGCTTAACACAAGGATTTATTCTTGTATTTTGATTCAGAACGATTTGCCGTATAGGTGGCGTGGTAGATACAATGAAGATACTGATTTATCATTACGCGCATTAAAAGATGGCTGGTGTACCGTTTTATTCTATGCTTTTATTTGCGACAAAATGCCTACTATGACAATGAAAGGTGGCAATACGCAAAGCCTTTACGAAATAGAAAATGGCAGGTTATTGATGGCTCAATCGTTAGTTGAACAACATCCAGATGTAACTAAAATAACTTGGAAATGGAATAGGTGGCAACATAGCGTTGATTACACTGGGTTTAAGAAAAATATGCTCGTCAGAAAAAAAGAAGCTGATTTTTCTAACCAAGTAAATAATTTTGGTATGGTTTATCAAGAAGTTGACCTATCAACTTTAGAAGGTGAAACTATATGAGCAGCGAATACAACAAGCGCAAAAGAGAAGCGGCTATTCAGTATTTAAAAGATAGAAGTAAGCACTTACTAACTTCTAAGTACATTCCTACCAATTCGGCGCATACCAACGTGTCTGAAACCATGAAACGGTATGTGGAGGAAATGAAGGAGGAAGGGAAATGAGTGATACACCGAGGACGGACGAAGCAAAGTGGGAAACGGCTCCAGCAGCAATAGTCGTTTCGATTTATTTTGCACAAACCCTGGAACGCGAGAACGTCGTCTTGCGGGAGCAGTTGAAAGATTGCTCCGCCGTGGTTGACAGGCAACAGAAACAGTTGGACAGAAACGCAGAGCAACTTGCTTCCAAACAGGCAACGATTGATATGCTGATGCTTGAGTATTGCCCCGACGAAATGACGGAGGAGCAAGTGGAAGAATGGAAAAAGCATCAGATAATAAAGGAGGAAGGGAAATGAGTGACGGGACTACGCACTACGCAGGATGCTCTGAGTCTGGCCCGAAACATTACAAGTGCGCTCTGCTGGAGATTGCAAGACTGCGGGATGCTCTGTCGCGGCTGGTTGAGGTGCATGACGCGATGGGCGGGAAATGCGGCACAGTACGTATTGCCGCAGAGGAAGCACTTGCAAAGGGGGAAGGGAAATGAACTACTGCAACTGCCCCAACTGCGCTACAGATGACTGCCCTGCGGCAGAGAAAGCAGATAACGGAACTACACATTGGAACGGAACCACACATTACGCAGGGTGCGTGGGCGCAGGCCCGAAACATTATGAGTGCGCCTTGCAAGAGATCGGGCGGCTGCGAGGAACAATCATGGACTTGCGGGTAAAACTTGAAGCGGCTAAACAAGAAGCAAAGATACAAAAAGTTAAAACAGATAAAAACTACGAACTTGGCACAGAGTATTTTGACTTGATGGTTAAAGCCGAACGCGAAATTGCCGGTTTGCAGAAGTTGCTCAAGAGGAGCTCTACTTATATTGCTGATTATCCATTAAGTGGACAAAGAGATCGCATTTTTCTTAACCAAATTGATGCCGCACTTAACAAAATTGATGCCGTACTTACAACTACGGAAGAAATAAAATGAGTGATACGCCTTTAGTAAAAAAATATATTGATAGCGTGGACGGTATGGCGCATCAATCCGCAATAGAAATAATTATAAATCTAGAGAAAAAACTTAAAACGGCGGGTACGTATGAGGACGGTTATGAAAACGGATACCAAGCTGGGATGGCAGAAAAGAAAGAGTGGGTCGGTCTGACTCATAAAGATATAGAAGAATGTTTAAAAATGGCAGATCACAACTTAATAAAAAATCCTACGCATTTGTATTGGGGAAGTTTGGTAAAAATTATTGAAGTTAAGTTACGGGAGAAGAACGATGGATAAGAACGAGGGTTGGGCAAATAAAAGACCGTGGGTCGGTCTGACGGATCAAGATAGAAATGATTGTTTGGTAAGTGCTGATCCTTGCGAATCTTTATCTGATCCAGAAGCGCAACAGTTAATGAAAGATGTAGAAGCAAAGTTAAAGGATAAAAACAATGGATAAAAACGAGATAGACGCAATGATAGAGGCGCACCGTCAAGCATCGTGGCGGCATGGGTTCCTGTGCGGGTTTGCGTGGGCTGCGCTGGCGGTGATTCTTGCTGCTGGTATCTGTGCGGTATGGACGATAGCGCATCAACCTGCGAAGGTAGACATACTTAAACTGGAGAAGAAGAAGTAATTAAGCGTAAGGTCTTGTTCCAGTCTTGTCGATGATGAGCGCAGTCTTGCGAGGGGCAACACCTTCTGCCGGTATAGAGATATGCGTCCACCTATCAAATTCTCTGATAGCCTGGTCAAATTCTATATCAGCGGCGCGAATAGATTTCATCACCTCATCAGGTGTCATGCCAGGAACCCTGATATCAGCAGCACAGCCAGTACGGTGCTGGCTGCTGTCCTTACTACCAACAGCATCGTTGACCTGCTTAGACCGAAATGCTGAGTTAATCATAATAGGTTTGCCGCCGAGAACAGCCTTTACAACCTCAAGGAAGTTAGCCAGTCGCACTAGGTTAGCCAACTCTGCATCTGTGGGCGTGTTGTCGTATTGACGGTGATCTGTATGGGTTAGTTCCTCTAGGGAAAAATGCTCACTTAGCTGCATCGGGTTTCCTTGTTAGGGTAAGGACTTTCTCTAGCGTCCTGCCGCCAAAGTAGAAGGACATAATTAGCATTCCCCATTGGCCCAGTAACTCAACGTACCGCTGGTTTGTGTCGATACCAAATGCTGACATCAGCGCAAAGACGAAGTAACCAGCAAGAATAGCAATCAGGGTCATAGGGCAAATGTTCTTAGACAGCCAAGAGTCAGAAGCCATATCCGCTTTGAGGCGGTCAGTCAGTTCGTGTTGTTCTGCTACGTCAGCATTGAGTTGAGCAAG